AGCTTCTTCAAACTTTAATGGTTGATTATAACCAAATGTCTTTGGCTCCCACATATCAAACCTACATGATCTGCCTAACACAGTTCTTACCCTACCCATTTTTTGTGCACGTGACATAACTTGATCTGCAAGTTGTTTAACAAATGGAACTTTACGATGGTAGGTGTCTAATAATTCATTGGCCTCTTCTAGTTTAATATCTAAAGTGTTGGCAAGTTTCTGTTTGCCCATGCCATACATAATACCAAGATTAACTGTCTTAGCCTCTTTTCTAGATATGTTTGCCATGTCTGCAACCATCTGATGAAAGTCAACATCGTCTTGTTGATACTGTTCTATGATGTTATCCACAGTAGGATTACCTTTGTTTACGACTCCACAATAGTGAACCAATAACCTTGGCTCTTGGCTACTGTAATCAAAGCTACCCCACTTCTCTCCTTCTTCGGGTATAAACAGACCTCGAATCATTTTTTTAATCTCTGGATCTCTTGATGGTATTTGCTGAAGATTAGGATTAGATGAACTAAACCTACCCGTCACTGTCCCACCATCATCGTTACGAAGTTGATGCAATTCACAATGTATTCGTCCTTTGTAACTATGTTTAAGTATACTGTCGATAAATGTATTGTGCGCCTTATCTAATTCACGAAGTCTTAACACCTTAGCTGCTATGGGATGTGGACAGTTTTGTAACCAGGCTTTTGTAAAAGATGCTTGTTTGCTCTTATCAGTTTCATCGTAATGAATATTGTGATAATCAAATACCTTAGCTACACTTGTTGCCACCCATGGTTCTACATCTATGTTGGTATCATCTTTTATTTCTTTAAGTATTTGTTTTTTCATTTTAAGTAATTTAGTTTTAGTTTGCTCTGCTTTATCTAAATCTACTCGTACACCTTTACTTCTCATCTCAAACACACAAGGTATAAGACTTGTTTCTAATTCAAATATACTTGATAGTTCTTCTTTATTTATTAATGGCTCAAAGTGATTCCATAATCTAAGAGTCAAGGCTGCATCTTGTTCTGCGTAGGTCCCTACAAACTGTGATGGTAGTTTCCATAATTCTTTTTTAGGATCTAATCCAAAATCCTTAGCTGCTGACTTTAGTACCTTTTCATCTTTGCGCTCGCCAAGGTAATCACGACCCAAGGCATTAAGTGCAAAACTAAATCTGTTTTCATTAATAAGTGGAGCAGCAATCATTGTATCAATAATCTTGCCCTTTACATCCACATTTGCCCACTTAAGCCATCCCGCATCGTACATTGCATTGTGCATAATTTTAGGTATGTGTGGTGTATCCATCTGTTTTCTAAGCCATGAAAATACTTTTTGCTCTGGTATATTCCCACCACCTTGGTGCCGAAAGGGATAATATCCCACGAAATCCCCCGCTGCGACAGCTACTCCCACAATAAACCCATCATTACGTGTCCATCCTGGGCCAAGTTCCAATAAGTTTGGATCACATGTTTCTAAGTCGATAGCTATGTATTTAGAATTAGTTAGGTCTGGAAAGGATTGAGGTACTGTCCATTCTTTTTCTAACGTATTCATTTCCATACGTTCTAAGAAACTTATTGTGTTTTTATCTTTCATTACATACCACACATACCATCACACTCATCTAAGAATGATAGTTGCCCTTTCTCTTCCATTGTTTGTAAGTCAGCTTGATCTAATGGCTTTAAGGATCTGTGTACAAATTGCTCACGTCCTTTATCTGTGCCAGTAGTTCTTATCTTTTTATCCACGGCCACCGCATCTTCCCAACCTTTAGGATCATTATCTCTTAAGTGTCGCCATTCATTATTGTTTTTGTATGGACAAAATGTACAAGCAGATCGTGGTAGATATTTTTCTGGGTAATGTTTAGCAAACCAATTCTGACAATCATATCGTTTCATTCCTAGTTCTAACAGTGGCCATCGATTATATAACCATTTGTCTCTAGATTCTTTTACACGTTGTAGCTCGTCTTGACTTATACCTATCCATTGTTCAAGTATAACTCCTGGTTTAACTTTGTGATTCTTCTTTACTCCAAGTAATTCTCTAAACTTTTTTTGTATCGGTTCTATCTTAAACTGTGTTGTACATTGTCTACGTCCAAAACCATCTTTGACATGAAAAGGCACTACACAATAATCTCTGTTTGTGCCTCTGATGTTAATGCCTTCTGTTATACTTTTACGTAAGTCTCCCGCAGTTGTTTGATATATTGGATAAGATAGTTGTGTAGATAGCCACTCAAGATGTGTATAAACTTCATCGGGTTCTGCTTGTGTATCAGCAAATACTGCACAGTCTGGCTTTGGTGTGATCTCTCCACGTTCTGCCATCAGTGCCATGACAGAAGATTGCACACCTGCACCTAAACTTACGACCCTCATAGTTGGATTAGGGTGTGGTTTGAAATAACTACTTATCATCCTTCTCTTCTGCTCCAAGTGCGCCATATCCACAGATATCGACCCACGAATCTGTATGGTGTGGTGTTTTTACTAAACGTGAAATCTTCAATGCCAATAAACAAAGATACACCATTCTTACAGAAACTTTAATACCTAATATTGCTGACCACATAGTAGCAACTCTTTCATGATTTTCATAGGCATCCCCATAATCCCTTGCTCTATCGCCCGTAATAAGTTGCCCTGCTTTAGCTAATACATTCTCTCTTTTCATCTTTATCTCCCTTATACCATCCTTTAAATCTATACCCTTTATCGTGTAAACAATTTATGCAAGCCATACTAATACCTTTTATTCCATCTAAATTGTTAACAGGCATTATGAAATCTTTTTGTCTCCCAAGCTTTTTACATACTTTGCAATAAAATCTAATGTGTGGTGGTTTTTTTTCTTTACTCATATCGTGTACCTATACTTTCCAAATGAATCTACTATGTGTAAGTTATGCTTTGCTCTAGTAACCCCCGTATAAAACACACGATGTTCATCATCTTGATTAGGTGCATTGACTGCAGGATAGCATGACTCAGATAATAATATTACATTGTCATCCTCTCCGCCTTTCATCTGATGTATTGTCGATAGTTTAATACGAGGCTTATCTAGATCCTCTCCCCTTCGTAATATGGCTGCCCTATATGTCTGATCATCTTCTGACATGTTTACAACATCCTCAGATCTCATAGACTTAGGCGCAACCAATCCATGATTAGCCACAAGTTCGTTATATGTTAAACTGCTTTGTGGATCTAAATAATCTAATGTCTTAGCCGATCCTCTTTTGACCACTTGATTCTTACCTTGCTTTGGTACAAACCCATAGAACTGCTTGATCATATCTAAGGCTATAGGTTTATCCTCACGTAAATCTTCCCACATTTTTATGAACTGTGTGTACTCATTATTAAATGATACTTGACCAAATCGCTCGTACAAATATCCATTGTCACGTAAATTTGTTTCTATCTTACTAACAATCTTGTTAGTTCTGGCCATGATAGTCCATGACCCTTCATCTATATCTACATCATACCAATTCATATGGTAGTCTACTAATCCTTCACGTGTTGTTGGATTCCATTCTTTTTTCTGTCTTACATCAATTCTTTTTACAATCTTATCAGCTATGCTATGCACTGACATTGGAACTCTGTAGCTCTGATCCAAGATTCTTATATTAGAACATGAGTTCATAAAATTTTTTACATCAACACCATTCCATGCATGTATAGCTTGATCATCATCTCCCGCATACCACACACGTTTGGCTGATTGTTTAAGTACATCGATCATTGACCATTGAAGCTTTGTTAGATCTTGCGCCTCATCGACTATCAACACATCAATCGATGGCGCAGTTCCTTGATACACAAAGTCTTGTATCATGTCTGTGAAGTCTCGCTTGTCATATTCTTTTTTGTATTCTTTGTATACCTTGTTTACTTTTTTCAAAAAAGAATAGCTAAGTTGATAATCGCCATTGTCATTATATTCATCATCCAAGGACACTTCCCTCATGGCTGCTCTACCAATTAGTTCTAGATACTGATTACCCTTGTTAAAAGATTGCAGAAGCACACCATCACTATTAGATCTTGCAGTATTACCATCAAATATAACTCCGAGTTCCTCGCCCAACTTTGTGAAGTCTGCACGAGTCAACATGTTAGAATCATTAAGACCTAGCCAATTATAGCCAGTTGAATGTAGAGTCTTGAACCACGGAACATCTTTGAGTGATAGTTTAGTTTGTTCAGATATACGATCTTTGGCCTCTTCTATAGATTTTTTAGAAAAGGACACAAACGCAATCTTATCTGGCGGTGTGCCTCTGCCTAACTCTTCTTTAACTATATCAATCAAAGTATATGTCTTACCACATCCTGGTGGTCCGAATATCAGTTCTTCATCCATCATTCTTTTCTCTTGGTCTTTTCTCTAGCCACTCTTGAACTTCACTTTCTATCCATCTAGATGTTCCGTTCTTTTCGGGCAGACCAAGCATCACGGGTTTAGGGAACATACCCTTTTGTACCCAAAGATATAATGTTGACTTAGATATTTTAAGCCAAGAACATACCTCGGGTCCCGTTAGGAATGTAGTACTCCTATCCATTTGTTTTTCATTAGAATGGGATTTCGTCATCGTCTGTCTCCTTTTTTACATGTAAATCCACTTCAGTAGTTTTAAATTTAGGAACCCACCAAACCCTTAAATTAACCCACTTACCATCATCCATCTTGATTGTTCTTGTGCCATTACATTTAGAATCATCATTTAGATCTTTCAATCTCTGTTGGATCTGTGGTCTATTAAAGGTAGTAAATCCCCTTTGTTTCAAAAACTCCTGCAGTCCTTTCATGGTAAAATATGTCAAGTCATCTTCTGTCCATGGTTTACCCATGGTCATTTCCTCGGGAGACTTTGCCCGAATACGGCTAGTGCAGTAGGTTTCTACGAGTTCTTTAAATTGACCCGTTAAGGTCAACTCTTCAGAAGCTTCTATTGATGTTGCAGTGGATAACAAGTTATTTACCAAAACTTGCCAATCCCCTGGTTTAAACAACGGAGGCATAAAATCTATTTGTTCCATGCATGCACGTTGAAACTGTATAGGCATTTGTAATTGCTCTGTAGATAGCTCGAGTCTCTTACCATCCACATCAAGAAAGAATAATCTTGGTTCTGATTTTAATATCGTAAGTCCACCAATCTCGGGCAACGTATCATGGCCACCAATTCCATACTTTGCTTGTTTACATGCCTTCTTATCACAATGACTCTGCATAGGTTCATCCCTACACAGATACTCATAATCTTTTTTCTCATGTTGTTGTTGAATTGTTACTATCTCAGATGCGGGTAATGGTGGTGAGCAATACTTTTGATTCCATGTCTCAAGCATTTGTTTCCAACTTTCTGGAAACTTCTTGATTGCATACTTACCCGCATGAAACATAACCTTGTTCCTTTGACCCTCTGGAATACCAAGGTTAAAAAATATACGTAAGCACCAAGGCGCATCATCAAATTCTTTTTTGTTATTGCCAAGATTGAGTTTAGCTAAATCCTCTAACGTAACAGTTTTCTTTTCTACAAATTCCAGAAATGTCTCAAGGGTCATCTCCTTACCCTTTTCATCAACTGCATATCTTAAACTATTATCTGCATCAAAATATGGAAGATTAATAAAATTTCCTACATCTCCTCGGTCTACTAATATCTGATCTTGCTTTGGAAATATCTCACAATTAGAGTGACCAAGTGCTGCTGCCATCTCTCCTAAATAATCTCTTATGTCTACTGCGGGGTAATATTCTTTTAAAAACAAAAATAAATGTGCGCCACCCGATTTACTTCTGCATACAACAAAAGGCAGTTTCATAGTCTTACATTTCTTTGCTATTTCTGCATGATCTATCGGATATGTGTCTATATCTAAGACACCAAACTTGCACTTGTTTTCATGTGTAATGGGTATTGATCCAATGCCCGTTGTACCATCTAGATGACCTTCAATTAAATCAATAGTTAAAGGTTCCTTAACAATGAAACTCTTAGCATCAGTCTTACCATTTTTTCTAACGTTACCAATAGTGGTTTGTCCATGTGCAGTGCTTGATCCCTCAAACACTGCCATGAACTTGTAATGAAGATCCATTAGAATGGGATTTCATCTTCTTTAGCTGCTACGGGTTGGTCTACTATATCTTCGGCTCTAGCTTTAGCCTCGCCTTTCATAACAGACTCTCTGAACTTCTTAGCCTCTTCAAACAAGCCTTTGTCCTGAACAAAACCAACTCTATCAAAAGTCCAATTGAAAAAGGTTCCTTGATCATTACTTTCTTCAACAGATCTAAACTTCCACATGGTTGCATAAACTGCGGGTACACGTAGTTGTCCTTGTTTGTCCTTGACCTTTTGCATAGCTATTTGAGTTTTCCATCGTCTACTAACTTTTAATTGTGATACTTTCATATCAAGTATAGCCAACGTAGGAATATCCCCATCAAGAATAATACAATAGTGCTGATCGGATTTAACAAGTTCATTACCATTAGATAATATTTCTTTATTACCTTCTCGTTTAGCTTGTTTAATGATTGGATTATCGGGAGCTATTTCTCCTACAAATCCACCACCAGACTCACGTGGTACAAACTCAAGATATTTAGTTTCTTGATAACAAGGTATAACTGTTACACCTTCTTCTCCATCCCAAAACTGATTCGTTACAGTATTAAACATATCTCCTTGAGAACATCCATTAATAAACTTAGGATCAGTTTTCTTAAGTTGTGGAGACATTGCTTGTACTAAACGTAGGAATGGTATTTGTAATTCCGATGTATCGTAATCAATGCCATCGCCAGCGGTTTCAAAAATTTCATCTTCTATTGCTGAGGGAAGATTGTCCTCTTTTTTTGTTACTGCTTTGCTCATTATTAACTCCTTTTAATATCGGCAGTTCTTGCTACAAAGGCACCGAACATATCTAAGTCGATCGGCAACCCCTTCTCAACACGTTCCCTAATGAATGCTTTAAGTGTCATTGAGTGAATGTGTGTCTTCTTCTCGGGATGCATACCACGTTGTTCGAGTTCATACATAATGTCCCCCGCCATGTTATCCTCTCCCTTACCAAATGACATGATGACATCATTTTTAATTATATCATCAAGGCCATTATCTCTTAACCACTGATAAGCCTCATCTCGTCTTGTCTGTGGTATACTTGCATTAATCAAAGGTTTTAAACTTACACTCAAATTTTCTACATCTAAACGTTGGACACCCATCTCATCCATCATAGCGGGTATCTGTTCTGTAGACATTTTATGTTTTTGAAGTTTTAAACTTTTAAGTTCTTCTTCCTTTGCATTAATATCTATTGTAAGCTGATCCAAGTCTTTTACAAGTGAGGAGAGAGTTTTCATGTCCCCCTTCTTTACATTGTCAAGTGTTGTATCATCAAACATTTCATCAAAAATTTCTTCAGCCATTTAAGTATCTCCTCTTCAGGTTTGGGTTGAAATAAAAAAATTAATGTTTATATTGGAATATATAGGAGTTAAATGATGAATGTCAACCACATAATGAAAACAAAACCATATAGTCATCAAACAGATGCATTGTTTAAAGCGAAAGACATGGGACTCTTTGGGTTTTTCATGGAAATGGGCACGGGTAAATCTAAAGTATTAATTGATAATATTGCTTGGTTGCGCCATGAGAAAAAAATAAATTTTGCATTAATACTAGCTCCGAAAGGTGTTTATCGTAATTGGGTACAGAAAGAAATACCTACACATTTGTCAGATAGTATAGAACATAAATTATTATATTGGCAGTCAAATTCAAATAAAATGTATGAAAAAAAGTTAAATGAATTTTTTAAAACCACAACTACGGCCATGAGAATATTTGTTATGAACATTGAGGCTTTTTCTAGTTCACGTGGGATCAAGGCGGGTAATTGGATTGCTAAAAAGTTTGGAGGTCGAGGACTTATAGCCATAGATGAATCAACTACAATTAAGAATCCTAAAGCTAAACGAACTAAATCATTAATAAAAATAGGTCGGGAGTTTGCATATAAACGTTTACTTACGGGATCGCCCGTGACTAAATCGCCCTTGGATCTATGGTCACAGTTTGAGTTCCTTGACCCAGGGATCTTGAATTTTAAAAGTTACTATTCTTTTCTTAATCGTCATGCAAATATATTAAAAAGAAATCTTGGATCTCATAGTTTTCAGCAGATTGTTGGATACAAAAGATTAGATGAATTGCTTGGTAAAATAGAACCGAACATATATAGAATATTGAAAATGGATTGTTTAGACCTACCCGATAAAGTATATACAACTCGTTTAGTTGAATTAACTGATGAACAAAAGAAGATGTATCAAAAGATACAAAGAGAGGCTATTTTGTTACTTGATGTGGCTTCAACTGTAACTGCGCCCATGGTCATAACTCAAATGTTACGATTGCAGCAGATACTATCGGGACATCTCAAAACAGATGAAGGTAATATAATTGATTTCAAAACCAATAGGTTAGCTGAGTTACTTAATATATGTGATGAGGTAACGGGTAAGATAATTATTTATTCAAGATTTAGATACGATATTATCACAATAAAACATAAGCTCGAAAGTCTGTATGGTAAAGATTCTGTTGGCACATATTATGGGGACACACCTCAAGAAGAAAGAGTCAGAGTTATTGAGGCATTTGAAGATCCCAATAATCCAATGAGATTCTTTATAGGTAATCCATCAACTGCTGGATATGGTATAACTTTGAATCAAGCAAATACTGTAGTTTATTATGCAAATGATTTTAATTTAGAAACTAGAATGCAATCTGAAGATCGATGTCATCGTATTGGTCAAACTAATAAAGTAACATACATAGATCTAATCACTGAGAACACAATCGATGAAAAAATTGTGAAAGCTCTTAAAGATAAAATAGATATAGGCGCAAAGGTTTTAGGAGAGGAGGCAAGACAATGGCTAAAAATAGATCCAAAACAGAAAACAATGTTATAGATTTTAACCAGGCTAAACAAAAATTAGAAAATATTAAGTCAACAACAACAGTTCTTGATCAACAAGAGGAAGACGAAGAATATTATTTTGAGATAGAATTTGACAATGATGAATAAAAAAAGGCTCGATTTAAGAGCCTTAGAGTGGGGGTAAAGCTACCCCCGTGTATGATTGTATCTAGAAATTATGACTTTTTTACCCGAATGCAATCATCTAAAATTATCTTTTGATTCTTGGGTAATTCATAAATTCTATATCGAACTAACTTTAATTCACATTGCTGCAAAGATTCAAACTCCCATTTAAACATGTGAGTAAAACATTGTTGTTCAGCTTTGCCATTTACAATCCAAACACTACATATAAGAGCCATTGCTTTAAACATGCCACCAACTCCTACTGCCTTTGCCACGAATCTTTTTTATGTCAGCTTCAAATTCCTTGATTGATTCTGTTAGATCCATAACCATATCAAGACCTAACATCACACCACGAAACTCGTCATCTGAAACTTTGTCCTTTGATAATCTTATGTGTTCTTCATATAAACATCTTAAATGGTTAATCCTTTTTTGTGTAATCGTCATTCATTGCCTCCTTTATTGATAATCCGATTTGCATTGCTATTTGTGGTACGATTGCATTACCTAATCCTCTAAGTCTGTCCACCCTGGAGGGTATCCCATAAGCCACTCGACCCACATTGGGTTCAACGTCCCACCAACTTCTTGCTCGTTCTTGCGTTGATCCGTCTGTACTGCGGTTATTAGATTGACCATGTGATTCTTCTCTTGCAAGTTCTTCTCTGATCGAGGTCCTCGATTCCCGTCCCATGCATTTGGAGTTGGCCACATCCTTGTTTCGGCTACCTTTTGTCCCAATGTCGGTGATCTCGTCCCGTTCTGTACTGATGGTGGGACTACGTTTATCGAGTCCTTGTAATCCCTCGCTCTCGGTGTCGGCCAAGTTGCAGACAATCCAGAGTCGATCACGCTTGTGGGGTGCATTGATGCTACAAGCCGGAACAATAAACGTTTGTGTGGAGTACCCTTCACTTTCCATGTCGTGTAACACTTGGTCGAGACCCATGGCAATGTGACCATAAACATTCTCGAAAACACACCAAGTCGGGTGTTTTCTTTTGACAATCTCAAACACGAATCTCCAGATGTTTCTCTCATCTTCCTCGCCTCTTCGTTGTCCCGCAACGGAAAATGGTTGGCACGGATATCCTGATGTGAGGATGTCGTGGTCGGGAATAGTTCGGGTTGATTCGGGTCGGTCATTTACTAACTCCTTTACGTCATTAAAGATCGGGATGTTCGGGAAATTTTTTGCCAGGACTTTCTGACAATACGGGTCTATCTCACAAAATGCAACGGGTTCTGAAAGTGCTGCCCAACGAAAACCGAGGGAAAATCCCCCGATCCCCGAACAGACATCAAAGTGCCTTAGCAT